TGGCGATGCGTCCGGCGCGCGCCTTGACGGCCACGTTCGAGGTCGTGAACGCGGCGTAGCTCTGGCCCTGGAAAGTGTCGACGTTGGACACGGGATCACTTCGTGCAGGCCAGCTTGACGCCCCAAACGTTACTCATTTGGTACAAGCCAATTTGACGCCCCAGAGGCTCGAGTTCGTCGTGGCGGCCGCCGCCTCGTCCGCTTCCAGTCGCTCGAACATCCCGTAAATCGTATCCATTGAAACAACCCAACTCAGGTCGAGCGGGCTGTACCAGGTGTGCGTCGTCGGCTGGCGCTGGATAGCTTTGAAAAAGTGCGTCTTGGACCAGAACGCGCCCGATGCCGCCGGCGCGGAGCCCGCCAGCAACTGCGACTCGTACACGTCGGCACCGTAGATCTTGCCGACTTTGGCCTCTTCGACCGCGGTGCCGTTCTCGGACTCGCCGATGTACAGCATGTTGGTGAATTTCTCGAGCTTGAGAAAGCCCGAGTAGGTGGCGGGCGGGACGCAGATGTACCACGGCCGCGGCGCAGCGGCGTTGCGCAGCCCGGTACGCCCGGCGATCAGGTTGTCGTCGGTGAGCTCCGCACTCGAGGTGCCCACGCTGGTGGCCAGCGCGGCGAACAAGCTCGCCGCGTCGACGTCCATCTGCCGCGCCAACGCGTAGGCGCCCGCGATCGTCGTCTCCGAGCGGATGTCGTATCGGCTCTGGATCTCGGCGATGTCCTCAATCATCTGCGCGATCGCGCGGTGACCGTTGGTCATCGGCAGCACGAACTGCTGCTGGGTTTCGGTGATGGCCTGCGGCGTGAGCGCGGCGCCGGCCGCTTTGGCGTTAGCGGTCAGGTTGTGCCGTGACGGCAGGTTGATGGTGTTGGCGTGTTGGTCGACCAGCGCGCTTTTGTCGTCGAAGAGTGCCGCGACCACGACGTCGTACTGGATAGCCCGATTGAGCTCAGGCGACCAGACCTGGTCGATGAATAGGGCTGCGGTGGTCAAAGTTACGTCGGCCACAACTTCTCCTTAACCTGACCATCACCGCGACCCAATATCGCGCAGGTATGGTCGTACTGATGTCTAAGATCTGTCGGCGCTGCGGAGGCGGCGCGCGTTTCCGAGACGCGTTGTGCGCGAAATGCGCGCGTTATGACAGCGTCTGCCAGATGTGTGGAAGGTCCATACGCACGGGCGGATCGCTCTGTCGTCAGTGCTTCACCAGAAAGTCGCCGCCCACATGCACGGGATGCGGCAGTCCGGTGAGTCAGCAGAAAACCAAACTCTGCCGCGCGTGCTGGACAATCAGAGCCGGTGGACCACAGTCGTGTACGGTTTGCGGAAAACGGCTGAATCGGAACAGCAAAACTACCGAGTGCCGTACCTGCGTCCCCGTCGATGGACGTATTTACTGTCAGGACTGCCACCGAGGGTTGCCGCACGGCAACCCTTTGCGCAAGAGGTGCGGTGCTTGCCACATGGCTCACCGTCACGCTGTTGCTGGACAAAAACGCTGTTCGCGACCGGGTTGCGATCGCAGGCACCAAGCGAAGGGTTACTGCATGCAGCACTACGTCTACTACGTGACGCGTGCCAAACAACAGGGCCAGTCGTATGACGGCAACTTCAAGATGCTCGTGAAGGCGCAGCCATGCCTGGTATGCGGCTATAGCCGAATGCCTTCCGAACCGCATCGGATTGTGGCCGGTGGTCCGTATAAACCTGGCAACCTGGTGCCGGTGTGTGCCCGCTGCCATGACGAGATCGAGCGAGGCATCACGCCTTGCCCGCCGCCCTGGCAGCCATCTGCCAAAGATTGACGTTGTATGAACCCTCCGCGGAGGGCTGTTTTCAGCCCACTATTAGCTGCGACTGCGCGCGGCGTCGGCGGCGAGCTGGGCGGTCAGCGCATCGATCTGCGCCGGGCTCAGTTTGCGCGCGTCCTTCGGCGACAAGGTCGCGTATTCCTCAATCGATACGTTGCCGTCTGAGTGGGTTGCACCATTGGCTCGTTCGGGCGTCGCGCGCGAGCCGACCAATCGACCGCGCAGGCCCTGCAATTCGGCCTCGAGGCGAGCAATCTGGTCGCCCTGAGACTTCTTGCCGAGGTCGAACGCGCGTTTGGCCAGGTCAGCCGCGGACGGTGCCGTGTGCAGTGCCTGGTAACCCTCGTCGTCGACGCCTGGGAGATCCTTCAGTGTGCCGAAGTCGGCTGCCATCTCGGCCAGGACCTGCTGACGCGTGGTCTGCTGCAGGGCCGAAGCCTGACGGTTGCCGTGGTACATCTGCAGGATGCCCTGGCGGGCACGATCCTGGGTCGCGTAGTCGGGTGAGTTCAGATCGTTGAACAACTGCTCGACGCGCTGGTTGGCTTCGCGTTGGGTTTGCTCGGCCTGATCCTGCTGCGCTCGCTGCTGCTGCTCGCGTTCGTATTTGGCTTGACCCTCTGCCAGACCTCGTTGGTAGGCATCCTCGGCTGCTCGTCGGCGGGTCCCCCGCGTTTCACCCTCCTGGGGTGATTCGACGGTTCCTGCGCTCTCGGGCGGTGGCTCGGGGATGGTTCTATCAGTTTCGTCAGGTTCCGGTGCCTCGACGGGCGGTGCGGGCGGCGTCTCAGGTGGTCTCAGGCTCTCGGGATAGATCGACGGATCCGGCCCTAGAGCAATTTCAACCTGGGGCGGGCCTTCCTGGCTCGTCGGTGCAGGTGCGCCTGGCTCAGCCTCTGGCATGTTGGAAAAACTCAGACGGTGCTTACTGTACCGCGCCCGTGCGTTGTGGCTATAGTGCGGGCCATCATAGAAAAGCCCCCGCGTCGCGGTATGCAAACAGCGCGACCGGGAGCTCGGCACCACGGAGGTTACCCGCGATGCAATCTCAGTCTAAGTCCTGGCCGATCGCGGTCGCGATTGTCATCGCCGCGGCCATGATCTGCGGCACTCTGATCGTTGTGAATATGCGGGTGACGTACCCGATGGTGAACGGAAATGTGGTCATGGATGGCAACGTCTACACCCGCCTGCTGAGCAGCGGCTGCACCGTCATTACCTCGCCCTCGGGCGGTCAATTCGGTGTCAGTTGCCCACTGTGGATCAGGCCCTAGCGTTCGCGGCCATGAGCGCCTGGAGGCCCGTCTGACCACCCATCAGCGACTGCATCAGCGCGGCGTGCTGGGCCTGGTTGCGGAGCATGGTCGCCTGGGACAGGTACTGATCGCCGAGACCACCTGGCTGATAACCCTGGACGGGCGCGAGCACGCCAGTCGGGACCATGCGCGCGACGCCGCTGGGACCAATATCGCGTAGCACCATTCGGCCTGCCGCCTCAGAGGCCGCCGCCGCTACGTTCTGAAGTGCAGCTCGCTGCGCGTAGTCGGGCATCTGCTGGAAGCCCGGCGAGCGCACCAACTGATCGGCGCCTTGCTGGATGATCTGGCCACGATATTGTTCGTACGCCGTGCGTTCGGCTGGTGTCAGGCGGATTTCGTTTGCGGGCCCATATGGGATAGTCGCCGGCACAGCGGACGGTGCCACGCCCGTACGACCCATGGCCGCCGCGATCGGACTCTCCTCACCCGCGCCCAGGCGCGACGGCAACAGCACGCCAAGGCCCGCCTGTGGATTGGCGACTTGCTGGCCGAGCACGTCGACGCGGGGTGGGACCTGCTGGCGCAGCACGGGCAGGTTGGCCTCGATTGCCTGACCAACGTCACCCTGAGCCGGTTGGCGCATCATCGGGTCGGTCATCTGCGCCACGCTGCGCAGCGCGCCACTCATCGGCACGTAACTCCCCGCGATGTTGCCGACCAGCGACGCGCCACCTTGCAGCATCGCCTTCGCCGGATCGGCGGCCGCACCACTGATCAGGTCCGACACCTGCGCCAGCGTCGGCAGTCCGGTGCGCGAGGCGAGCATGTTGACCGTGTTGGCGAAGAGCCGCTCGGCCATCGTGTCGCGCAATGGCTGGGCGAGCTCGAGTTTCGACTGAGGTCGCGTAAATGCGTCCGCGTAGTCACCGACCAGCCCGAGAGAGACCTCGAGCGGCGTGCCCTGGTAGCTGACATAGCCCATCGGTGTCTTGATCGAGTTGGCTTGCCAGCCCTGAGCCTCGAGCACCTGGCGCTGGCCTGGATCCGTCGGCCCGTTGCCGGTGATGTTGCCCTGCGCTGCCTGAGTGGCCAGCCAAGCCGTCACCGCGGTTCCGACGATGTTGTTGGTGACACGCTCGCTGAGCGGTGTGACAGCCGACGACACGGGATGCTCGAAGGCGCCGCCCGCGTACGGTCCCTCGCCGAGCACTCGCCCCAGCGGCGTTGTGGCGCGCGCGACGTCGATCCCCGTGCCAATGGCACCGAGCGGCGACTTCTCGACACCCTGGGTAAGCGCGTTCATGCCGACC